GCTAATGGTATCATTCGATGTTGATCTATATATTGTTGTTGAACTAGCGGGACGCCAAAAAACAAATTTATCGTTATCGGTATCAATTGACACCGTAAAATCTCTATTACCAGAGGAGGACCAACCAGACATAGAGTTAAAATGGAACATTTGCCCTGTTTTTAAACTAACCCCGTATACTCGTTCACCATAACCGTTTTGTGGGATCCAGAAATACCAGTCACCAATACTGTGCGCCCTTGGGTACGAGCTAGTAGGTTGTGGGCTGAATTGTCCATGGCTGGTTGCGGGGCTTGAATTTGCAACGCCACCCCACTTATCGAAGTCTACTAGGTTAGTTTCATTCCAACGAGGAGAGCCCCTTACTTGAAATCTATTTCCAGTGATATCTATGACGTTCAAAAGAGCCGCAGGTCCACCGTTACTTGCACTCAAGTTAGCGGTTTGCACTGAGCGGCTTATATCTCTATCAAACGCAAAGCCTCTGTAGTTAGCTGAGTGACCCGTTTGACTAATAACTCCTTGTGTCCCACTGTGACCTTCTGCGTAGTCTTGGGCATGATGCCTATTTATCTTTTGTACAGAGTTACCATCGTGGTATATTGCATTCATCCAGTAAAATGGCTGATAAAGAGAACTACCTGGTCCCGGTATGCGTGCAGCAAACCCTCTTGCGTCAACTATATCTATGTAGCAGACAGCATTGGCGTTGCTGGTAGCGAACATACTTTTGTTTTGAGTAAGGGTGGTTGTAACCGTCCCAGTATTTTGATCTCGAACCAGTGTGTTTACATACAGATGGCGAGAAGATGAAATAGTCTGTTCATACTCTTTATAAAAAGCAACAGGGTAAGTATTAGGCGCTTTTATTTTTACTGTAGAATTAGGGGGGACAACAATCTCGCCTGTAAGAGTAGTACCTGAGTCTGAAATTGAAGCTACATTATGTCCGTTTACTTCAAGGTAAGCACCTTTAAGCTTTACACCTGCCCCAAGGTTAAATTTAACCTCTTTAATTATCTGACTGGTGCTACTGTTCGTAGTGAAAAGTGTATGCTCACCATCAGACTGAAGTTGAGATTCTCCTAGCGTAGCATTGTAAATGCGACCTACTGAGTTAGCCATTTAGATATTCCTTAAACATAAGTGTACAGTGTCGCCATACTGACACCAGCCGCAGCGACCGCCGTATCAACATAGTTTTTGTTTGTTGCGTCCGTCCCAGATGAAACGGTATCAACGCCTTGGATTCGGCCTGTACCACCCAGAACAACGCTGCCGTGGTGTACAGTAAGATTTGAGCTATCAAGCTGCATCTTCTCACTGTTATTAATGAAGAACTCTGTGCGACTGTCACGGACGTGCTTAATTGCCCACTGACTATCGCTATCTAAAAAGCCAATCTCATTAGAGCTGGTAGCGTACACAGAACCACGAACAGTGCTATTGTGGTCATCTCTGAAGCGTATTCCGTTTGCAGAGCCACCACCCGCTACGTTCCACCAATCATCATGGTCACTGTACCAGTGCTGAGTTGTGGCTTGGTTATACATACCGTCGCCAGAAGCATTGTTACGGAACCAATCGTTTGCATACACATTGCTGAACGTGGGGCTGTTGTTAGTATTTAAACTTTGGTTTGCAGAGTAAGTTGTATAGCCAGCACCGTTTGTTAGCTGGTTGTTGTTTGTAATGTAGTTGGCATTAGTCGCACCAGTGTATCCCAGATCACCAAGGGTTAATGTGCGAGTACCCATGCTGGTAATAACACCATCAGTTACATAGATATTATCTACAATCGTTGACCCAGATGTATTAATGTCGCTGTCTGTGCCAATGACGGTGTTGTAAGTGCCTGCAGCCTGTTTGCCATTTAGGGCAGTCTGCAATCCATCTACGTTTGAGATAACGTGATTGTGGCTATCGTCTGCTACTGTGACTGAAAGCGTAGCATTGCCGAGGTTTGTAAATGTAGCACTCCCAGAAGCATCACCGGAAAGCGTCAGAGTAGGGTCAGATGTGGCTGTGGCGGTGATCGTAATATCACCTGTTCCGTCAAAGGTAGCAGAGCCGGTTACATCCCCGCCCAGAGCAATACTTCTACTTGTTTGTAGTGCGGTTGCTGTACTTGCATTGCCCGTCAGAGAGCCAGTTATTGCACCGGAACTTGTGATCGTACCTGTGATATCGATGTCACCAGTACCGTTGATGTTGTTTGTGTTGAGGTCGAGGTCACCGCCCAACTGAGGCGTGGTATCTTCGATGATGTTTGCAATGGCTTGGCCTAAAGTAAATGCAGCCTGATCCCAGTTTGTGCCATCCCAAATATAAAGTTGGTTATCTGTCGTATCATAATAGATGGCCCCAGTATCCAGCGCATCCCCATCATTATCGACTGATGGACCAGAAGCCTTCGCACCTAGATAGATGTCGGTAAACTCATCTAGGGCATCAATTGCGTCCTGCTTTGCTGTATTCGCTGTGCTTGCAGAACCCGCTGCCGCCGTTGCCGAAGCCGCTGCGTTAATCTCAGAGGTAGCCGCCGCCGCTGCGCTTGCAGATGAAGCCGTAGCAGATCCTAGAATACCGTCTGTGTAACCTTTGGACGCAGCATGGTCATTGGAAGTCGGAGTAGCCAGACCTGTGATATTGTTGGAACCCATATCAAGGTTACCAGACATGCTATCGCCGCTTTTGGTAACCTGTAGAGCGTCTTGTTGATCGGAATACGCCTTAGTCGAAAGGTCTTGTGCTGCAGTCGGATCGGATGCGTTAGTTACCTTGTTCGCACCCATGTCGATGGCACCAGACATTGTACCGCCTGCAAGAGGTAATTTAGTAGCAATGCTGTTTGTGATTGTGGTAGAGAAGTCTGCATCATCGCCCAGCGCAGCCGCTAATTCATTTAGCGTGTCCAATGCACCCGGAGCACTATCAACTAATCCAGCTACAGCGTTATCAACGTCTACCTTTCGTGCCGCATCATTGTCGTTTGTTGGCGCAGAAAGGTTAGTAATAGTAGCAGTCGTGCCTGCATCCATGTTCAATGTACCGTTGATGGTTACATCGTTAAATGTGGATGAGCCTGTGCTTGCATTTACGTTACCACTAATGTCGCCTGTGACATCACCTGTAATAGTACCTGATGCAGTGACGTTATCGAAAGTCGATGTGCCTGTAGGTGCGCTGACGTTACCTGCTAGGTCACCTGTGAAACCGTTGTTAGCAGTGGCTGTAGTAAAGGTCGCTGCATCAGGTGTTGTCGCACCGATAATCGTACCGTCGATGTTACCACCGTCGATATTAACAGTCGCTAATGACGCCAAACCTGATGTTTCAACTGTAGTAAACCGGGCTGTATCAGGGTTTGATACACCGATCTGTGTTGCATCGATGTTGCCGCCGTTGATGTCTACTGTCGCAATAGTAGCAGTGCCTGAAACATCTACGTTGGTTGAGAAGTTAGCAGACGTACCCGTGATGCCGCCTGTGGTTAGTGTACCTGTAAGTGTGGTGTTGCCTGTAACGCCCAGCGTACCTGCAACTGTCGCATTTTCATCTACGTCGAGCGTATCGATATGCGCAGTGCCATCTAAGTATAAATCCCGAAATTCTTTGGTTGCTGTACCCAAATCCCGAAGGTTTGTAGCAGAGGGGACTAAGGATGTAGCGATTTCAGAATTGACGTATAGGACATCCGTACCTGTGTCACCAATGGTGGTGTTGCCGTTCAGTGTTGTAACACCATCGACATCAAGGTTTGTATCAATCTGGGCGTTGCCACCTACTGTTAGATCAACAGCTACTGTAGCACTCTCATCCACATCCAATGTGTCGATGTGCGCTGTACCGTCTAGGAACAGGTTGCGAAACTCTTTAGCCGCCTCACCCAGATCTCGTGCATCGTCAGAGTTAGGGACAATGTTGGTAGAAACCTGAGCATTAACCGCAACCGTATCGGTGTTTGCATTACCGATTATGGTATTACCGTTAAGCGTTGCATCACCCGTGACCGTTGCGTCGGTATCTACAGTTAAGCTACCATCTACGTCGAGGTCACCTGTAACGTCCACGTTGTTCTGGAACGAACTCGCTGCAGTAACGGTTATGGAGCCACCAATTGTGGCATCCCCTGCCATAAGCAAATCAGCAAAACGATTACCTACAGCACCTAGATCAACAACACCGTCACCTGACGGAAGGATATTGTTTGCACTGTTTGTGGCCGCTATCTCATACCATGCCGCTGCAGAAGATACATCGGATATACAAACGTATATACGGTTCGTTGTAGTGTTCAGCCACAGAGAGCCTTTTGCATAGCCTGCAACCGTATCATCTGTGATCGTAGGGTTTGATGTGGCGGTAGTGTTATTGGCACCACCTACCCCGCCGTTTACCTGTTGTAAGTACCCTGCGACTGATGTTGCTAGATTGATCTTAGGGGCATTACCTGTAGTACCATCATGCGTGTGACCCGTAATGCCGAAAGCTGTTTCTATCTGGTCGAACTCAGCATTGAGAGGTGGAGCAGTAATATCTGCACCGTTGGTAATGTCGGGTCTAGATTGCCGATTGTAACCAGCCATGATTAACGCCTTCCTGAAATGCTAAATTCAAATACTAAACCCTGAATTGTATATGGTTTAGACTGTCCAATGGTTGTAAAAGTGGCCCGTGCTGAAAAACCGGACCCTTGAATATCTGATGTCATAATTGGTTTGGAATTGCCGCCGTAAATGACGTTTACACCTGCATAGTCTAGATCCTGACCGCCGTAGGCAACAGGACCACCCTCGCTCTCGTTTAGGTAATTAAGAGGGCGAGGCGTATTGGGTGTTCCCCAATCATACGCCATTGATAGAAAAAGCTCGACCGGACCTTCAGCCCTTATGAAGGTATTAACCTTTCGAAGAACCTTGCGAACCTCTGTATCACCAAAGTCTAAATAGGGTGTGCTGTATACCCCAAGTATATCTCTTGTGTTAAAAGAAGAACCCTCTTCCTGCCGATACACTTTCCCATCATAGTCGCCGTGCAAAACGTATTCTTCTAGACCGATATAATCGGATGTTACGCAAGAGGTTCGTATGCCTACAAGCTCTCCAAACTCCCAGCCAACCTGACCATTTTGATCCGATAGACCCCCAATGATTCCGTAGCTTTCTTCCAGATCTTCTGTACCATCACCAACAAAAAACCGGACCTGAGACTTACCACGGATTACAACACCGTTAATCGTGTCCATGTCGTAATTTTTGATCATGTTGACCAAAGTTACCTGAATAGATTTGGAAAGTGTGGTTAGCTCAATATCACCAATTCGGGAAGTACCAGCAACTGGTCTAAAACCTTCTGGGGAAAGAAAAATTAGATCCCCACCGATTTCAAGAACGCTATCACGGGCTACACAACCTACGTTTGTAGTCACTTGATCCAGAGTAAACCCAACACTCACATCGGGACTTACTTTTTTAATGGAGTTTACGCCGAATATAAAAAGATCATCACGGAAGGGCTTGAACTGGATTATATTGAAACCGGGAGTAATCTGACCAGCACCACTGGAAACTGTAAAATCTAATGGATCACTAGGTGCAGAGTGAGAAATTACAGCCCTAGAAGTTAAGTCGCCACCTAAGAAAAGGTGGTTCTCAAAAACCTCTACAATAGCAGGGGCGTTGACAGCTTGATCACCACCCGGACTAGAGGAGCCTCCTGTGTTTGTGTTGGTCAACTCATACCAGTTTGTACCGTCAAATAGTTTGGCAGGATTTACCCCGTCCACAAAACATATCTGTGATCCAGAGCCGAAGTCGAACTGTGTGTGGCGTAGCTTCGTAACTGTGCGGCCATTGGCTGTGTAACTAAGAGTAACAGTCGGAGGTAGCAGGATCTTCTGCCACCCCGATAATTCTATAAATCTGTATAAGGAGTAGCTGTTGGAGCCTAAGTCTTTTCGAGCGGCAATAATATATGGGTTGCCTAAATGTTCATTTTTATAAATTGCAAGCCCAAGGATTGGGCCTTCAGCCAGACCTACTCCAACCTCTTGGTCCAAACCACCTAGTAAAGAGTAACCTTCAATACGACGATAGCCGCCATAAAGTGACGGCTCAAAATTAACCAAGCGAGTAGCTGCACCGGGAGAAGCTTCCGCAAGAAACAAATGGTTTTCGTTTGAGTTTAAGCCGCCTGAACAGACAACCTTATAGCTCTGAATTTCATCAGGCATTAAAACTGAATCCTAGTATCTCGCACCGAGGTGTAATTGTTAATGTAGATGGACTGCAGGTTCTTTAGACCAGACTCAAAGGAAACATATGCGGATTGAGATGCTTGAATGTTGTCTTTGAACATGTACAGAAAATACATTGCCCCATCGACTAGAACGGTATCGAATTCTGAGGGGATGCGACATTCATCGTCGAAGTTTGTTAAATCTGTAAAATTTTGGTAGTATCGGAAACGAATTGTGTAAGCTTCATTGGGCGAAGGGGTTACACCAAAACCAGTACCGTGGCTGGCAAAAACAAAATCAGGAACATCCCGTCCCTGTGATCCTGCGTTATAATCTGCATCCCGAGAACGACTATACCATTCATCACGCTCAATAGGTTGAAGGGTCTTAAACTCTACCCCCAGACTATCGTTTTTTTGGATCTGAAAGCTATTCCAATCAGCTATTTTGTAGTTTGAGGGCCATGTATATTCAGTTTGCCCCGCAACTAATGAAAGCGTGTGTTCAGCGGCATTAAAAGGCCAGCTATATTCTGCCTGATTAAGCCGAGCTACAGATGACTGCACTGCATCTTTAACAAGGGCGTGTACACCCCGTACTGATGGAAAATCACCTGCAACGATTTCAACTTCGTTTAAACGACGAAGAACCTGATTACATAAATCGATGTATGTAGTGGGCATGAATAGTCCTCAGAAAAGGGTGTTGGGGGCAAGTTTCCCTGCCCCCGCTTGGCTATTAGGCCAAGTTGTAGTTTGCTGTGATCAAGCCTTCTGGGCGCAAGATTTTGCGGCCATAGAGCTGGAGACCCCGAACAATGTCTGCGAATGTTTCTGGTGAGCGGAAGCTCTCAGTTTTCGCAATTTGGTCAGCTACTGCTACTGAGGAGTCATGGCCTGCGACCAAAACACCGAAGTTAGTTGCAGAACCTGCAGAGGCAGATGTACCAGCGCCTGTACCTTTGTAAGGAAGGTTGTTGGACTGATATACACGGAAGCCACGGATGGTGCCGGGAAGGCGACCATTGCGTACTTCTGAATCGCCACCGAAATCTGAATTTACGAGCTTTGCGTCTTCGTCCATCAAGATCTCTTTGAACACCGGGTCAACGACGATCCAACGACCATCTGTGTCCACGTTAGCTGCGTCCATAAGACGAGCCATGCGGTTCAGAACAGCCAAAGGTGATGTCAAAGCACCAGCGCCGCCACCTGCAGTTACAGGAATGGAGTTAGCTGCGGTGGAACCACCGAAGGCACCTTGTGTCAGTTTGTTAGCTGCAAGCAATTCGTCGTTGCCTGCGGCTGCATTTGCTTTTGTACCTGCTGCTGCAGTACGAGCCGCCCATGCAGAACCGCTCCATGAGTAACCGGACATGTAGCCCAGAACGTCTTGGTCAAACGCATCACGCAGTTTGAAACCAGCACGGTCTGTTGCTAAATCCATGAACGAAACGTGGGAGTGCGCTTCCTCAATGTCATCTAAAGAAAACTGAAAATAGTTGCTCTGGTCAACAATCATAGTGAAATCAATATCTTGCAAGTCTTGTGTCGCAAGCGTAGTGCCACGGGCATAAGAATTGATTGTGATTTCGGGTTCTTTAATAATTTTGCATTATGTTCAGGCAAGTTCGCTAGTTTTTGCCCCGCTCTTTCGAGCCGCTACATGTCGCCATGCAGATCAGACTATATCACCATCCGCTAGGGATGCTCTGCGCTTCGAGCCGCTTGGCTCTACTCCATTTCTGGATAGTCGTTGAACCTTCCTCTTGCGAGGCTTGGCTGCTGATTGTCTCGTAGAGATGTCCCAGCAATTCACAGAGTTATTCGATCAGGATCACTCCTGAAAGCCGCCAAAAAATTAAACGGAGTCGCCCATGTTAGCGATTTCGCCAGCATAGTCAGTGTTAGTAATATCTTCTACTACGGAAGAGTTACGGAAAGCCTTTTGGACTTTCTTGGAATAGATAACTGGTGAAAAGTTACCGTTTGGGAGGTTTGTGTACCCACCCGCTGATGGAAAAGCCATTGTAATATCTCCTTGTGAAATGGCAGGTCGGACTAACCGACAGACAAGACAGAAGGGAATTATTAAGTGGCAGTGCTGATGTTATGGGTGCGTATAAGATGCATCAGGCCATGATACAAATCTACGGGCCATACCACACTGGTAGACTAAAATTCTTAATTCTTCTGAGGGTAATAACAAACTAAGAGGTAGTCTTTAAAAGAGGCTCTGGTTTGTGAGAGATCATCTAAACAATCTCGTAGCTATCTTATGTAATAAGACAGGTAGAAGTTTGCTTGATATAATAATTATAGCACGTTTAGTATTAGTAGTAAATAGCTATTACTATAACCTGACCCTAGTAGGGACAGCCCTAGCATATAAGTATTGATCAAGTTGTCAATAGTTAATGTACTAGGACTGCCGTTAATTACCGTGCGCCGCCGGTCATGTCGTAGGTGAATGCACCTTCAGTTCGCATGGCCTGAAGAATCGCTTCCTCATTGGCTTCATACTCACGGTCAGACATACGAGCTACTTGGCTTTCGCTAAACTTAGCTTTGCCTGTTGCCGCAGGTGCTGCAGAGGTTGATCGACCTACTGCCTGTGCTGCAGATTTTTTAGAGGAAGACTTACGCTTACCTGTATCTGCTTTGTACAAATCGATGGCACGGGCTGCAGCCATCGCATCTGTGTTGTTCTTGTATAGAGCATCGCTAATATACAGAGGCTGCATTGTAACCCATTCATGGAATGCAGGGTCTTGCCTAATATCATTGAAGTCGGGATGCAGCTTCATTAGCTGTTGTTCCGCCTCTTTTTTGGTGAGCTTGGTTTCCAGATCTTTGAGATGACCTAGACGCTTCTCACCCTCTTCAAGAGCTTCATTGGCACGTTTCCGTGCAATGGTGTCTACGATTTTGGAAACATCAGGATACTTCTTAGACCATGCCTCGATTTCATCATCAGTCTTGGGAAACTTAATCTGTCCCTTTGCTGCGCTATCAAGCTGTTCTTTGAGCTTCTCTAGCTCCTGATCCTTCTGGGACATCAACTGTTGGGTGTGTCGCCGCAGATCACCGTACCGCTTTTTAAAGGAAGTCTCTTCTGGTTCCTTTGGTTCAGGATCTACCGATACCTGTGCTTCAAGTTCTTCAGAGTACGATGTGTCAGCCTCTAACTCTTCTTTACGTTTATACTTGCTCATAGTTTTTCCTTTGGGGGCTTCACACTGTGGTGAAGGTGGCCCTCTAAATCACACGATGAAAGTAACCTTTGGCTTCTTCACCATGCCGTACATGGAAGTCTTTTTGGAATAATCACTGTCTTTGTAATCATCTGTTTCGTTGACTTCCGGTTCCTCTTCGGAAACCTCCACAACTGCCTCTTCTACTACTTCACCCTCTGGTGTTTCGGCATCGTCTGAGGCTGTTTCTTCACAGCCTTCACACTCTTCATCCATACAAATTGGACACATGCCGTCTTCGACTGTTTCTCCGCCAGCCGCTTGGATAAGGCCCATGGTATCCATAGCCATAAGCCCCATCTTTGCCTCTTCTTGCATATCCATGATGTGTTTTAGGCCATGCCATTTCACAACATCCGCAGGCAGAACGTATTCGCCTTGGGATATGTTAATATCAATATCGTCACGCACCTCTTCGGCAGAGGAACCCACAGGGATTGGGTTACCGGAGACAGGGTCTACTGGACCCATCATGCCGCCGTGGTACATGTCTAGTTCATCTTCCTCAGAGGTGGCTTTCTGCACTGCCTCTGCACGGGTTTTTTCGTAAGAAGAAAGAGACCCGTCATTGTCCAGATCTGCTTTGTTTTCGTCTAATTGAAATTTATTATCTGCCATGTCTTCGCCTTCCGGGGTCATAATGCCTTTACGAGCTACCGCTAAACCACCAAGGGCCATGCCTTCTGGATTGGCCTCTGCGTACTCTGGATAAGTAATCGTAATGTTGTGTGAGAAATCTGTGTCGTACACCGGCTCTTGGCCTTCATACCCACGGGTAAAAGTATGCTTGCCGATGGTAATAGGGTCTGGGCCAGAAAAGTCCGTACCACGGGCTTTGGTTGTACTTGTATTCTGAAAGAATGTACGCCCGTCTACTGCGTCTTTGCCCATCTGATAGTAATCAGCGAACTCAGAGTGACCCTGTTGTAGATCCTCTTCTGGTACGGGGATGCTATAAACGTCACCATACTTACGGATCGGTTCAAACTCTTCTGCAGTCAGAAGCTCATCTACGGTATCTGGGAAGCGTGAAGAGGCTAGTCGGTTGAAGATCACCCCACGAACAGCGTTGCGGCCTTCTACGCCTTCCCCACGGGCTTCTGCCCATACCAGACGCTCGATCTTATCTGCATCCTCGTAAGGTAGCTCTGTCTTGGGACGGGCTTTAGGGCGAGGGCTTGTTTCAACCATCAAGCCGCCCTCATCAAAAGCCTTTTTATTGTTCTGTAATATCTCAGAAGCCTCTTCAGGACTTGTCATGTCTGTCATAGATTTATGAATTTCTGCGTCGAAATCTTCTAATTCTTGAACCGCATTGTCACCTGTACGGGTAGGCCAATCCACGCCGCTATCAATTGCAAAACGGGTAGCTTGTTCATCAGAAACTATTTCACCATCCCATACAGTGGGTATCAGAGTTTCGACCCCATCTATGTTTACTATGATGGTATTCACAGTCGCTAAGTTGCCGTCCTCAAGAGTTTTAGCTTTGCCCTTCGCAATGTTTAGGTAGTGATGCTCAGTAATAGCGTCCATTAGTCTGCACCCTTAATCACTTCATCACGAAGTGTTTTGAATCTACGAAGCTCTGTGATTGCCCCTTGAATTTCTAAAATTCGTTGTGGGTCTTTTTGTTTTTCTAGAAGGTCACGAAGGCCTTCAATTCTAGCTGCAACGTAATCGTGCAGTAGATCCATTTGCTCTTTGTTATTTACCAAAGGAAGCAATAGGCGATATAAATTCTTATCCATTATTTACCTTGAAACAGTACAACGCAATGTTGTTGGTAGTGACTAGAACACTCGCCTTAGTCATTTCTTCCATGCAGATTTTCTCGCTGGGATACTGACCTATCTGGTAATGCGTTACGTTGCTGTTCAGTACTTGAAAGAACAGAAGTACCCACATTACTGAGGCTGTCCTTGTGGCGGCTGCGGTACGTTCCCGCCGTTGTCCCCACCACCTGCGCCTGTGAAGCCGGGAGCGCCCGGTTCTGGTGCGCCACCCGGTGCGATATTACCGTTGCCGTTGCCTGTAGGGTCTTGTGGGGAAGGTGCGCCACCCGGTGCCGGTGCAGCTTGTGCTGGATCAGGCTGGGGCATCATTGCTTGGATCTCAGCCATCATCTTGGCTTGGATCATCGCTTCCCGTGGATCGTTCATAATCTTGTCTTCATCTAGGTCCATAGACGCTGCAAGCTCACGCAAGATGAAGTCGTACTTAACAAACGGGGCCATCTGTTGATTGGCGGTCATCTGCATAAACTGTAGCAGACGCTGACTGCGGATCTCATTGCGCATCAAGCTTTCTGTGCCACGGGCTTTAACCGTAAGATCACCTTTGGTGTATTGCTGATCGAAGTTGAATTGCATGTTGAAAGCGAAGAGTGCCTTACCCAGAGGTGACAGAAGGTAGTCATCTAGATTGCGCACAACCGCTTTAATGTTCTGTGCGGCTGCACCCATCAACATGGACATACCAGAGGCTGTACGACCAACCCCCATCACACCGCCAGCACCGTGGCTGTAGGACGGGATACCAGTAGCCTCATCAGATAGCTGCCGTGCCTTATCAAACATCATTAGAAGTTCTTGGCTGACGTTAGGGAACTTGGTGCCAAAAATGGCCTGTCCGGGTGCGCCAGCCTGTCTCCGAAACACCTTGCCGGGGTACACAGAAAGATCCTGACCCGGTACTAGGTTGGTCTCATCAATCTCAATAAGTAGGTTACCAGACAACGCACCGTTATCTACAGCCATCCGCATGAAGCCGTTCATCAGAAGCTGTGTGTCTTCCATATTCTCTGCTACGCCAATGCCGAAGAACCCATAGGGGTTTAGCTCATAAGGCACTGCGGAGTATGGTATGCGTGTAGGTGTGAAGGGGTTGATTACCAGACGCAGGATCTGACCATTACAAATCCATACGTTGACCTGTACTTCATCACGATCTTCTACCTCATCGGGTAATTCGATGTCAGCCTGTTCAGCAAGCTCAGTATCCAGCACACCCCAATACTCAAGAACCTCATAGCGGTCTGGGCTTTCAGAGTTATTGCTCTCATCAAGAGCATCTTCCCAATACTCACGTTGGTACTGTGGACCGTACTCAATAGCCAGTTCGATGCTCTCATCACGGAAGTGTGGGCGGCGTTTAAGGCTACGAAGTTGGGTACGGTTCAGACGGTGACGCTGTATAGTAAACTCAGCTTCAGCCATGTTTCGGGCGTCTGGATCGGGGTATAGATCCCAGATAGACACATACTCCACTTTGGGAATAGTTTCAAACAAAGGATCATAATTACCCTCATCATCCCAGCGGGGATATTCTTTGTCGAATGCAAATGGACCCTTCAAGATACCTGTACCAAACAGGCAGGTCTCAAAGGCTACAGACCGCAGATGCTTAGAGGCGTTGGTTTCGTCCAACTGATCGTGCATCTTGCGTTCCATGCTCTGGGCGGCAAGTTTTGCAGGCTCAAAGTAGATAGCAGAAGGTGAATCCCCTGTACCCATCTCTAATTCGTCGGCAATAGGCTCTAATTTGTCCTTATATGGCCCCAAATCCTTCTCAATGTCGGGGCGGGCAATAGGACGCTTGGGTGTGTACTGTACACCGGCCATTTCCTCTACTTTTTCAGAAGTAATGGCATTTGGGTCGTAATTAACCGCACCAGCAACATTAGAGGGGTACTTACGGCTTTCAATACCCACTGGAAACTTAGAACCGGCGAATAATACGTCTACAACTTGCGCATATGCAGCCAAAACCTTGGTTTTAGTGATCTTAACAAAGGCTTGGGACTTTTCTGTATCAGTAAACTGCACTTCGGGACCGTAAAGACCACGGTAGTTGCGGTATGACATCAACCAACGCTCTTCATCGGACAAGCGGTGGTCTTTTGACTTACGAAACTGGCCTTCAATGAACGAAGCAACGCCAGAATAGTCTAAATTCTCTTGTTCTACGTCCCCGTCCTCTTCCAAAGCAAAAACTTGTTCCGCTTCAGTCTGATCTTCGGGTGTAGAACCGCTAGGTTTATCCATTAATGCCATGCTTTAGTATCCAAATCTTGAATCTGAGGGGGTGTAGCGTTGAAGTGGGACGCCTCGCCCCATATCGAATGGTGAGAAGGCCTTTGGGCGGCTCATAATCCCGTAACGGACGCTGTCGTATGCGTGATCGGTGGCATACCGTGGGTCTATATCGTCGGAACCTTTGGGGTCAGAAGGTATTACAGGTAGATCTGCGATAATCTGGCGGCAGGTGTTAAAGAATACGATGCCTGCAGTCTCTGTTTCTTCATTAACCTTGAGAACTTCGTGGAACC